TAGCTGGGTTGTTTATGTTTGTTGTGGTATCTGCGCCAGCCAAGAATTTATCAGTCTCATCTTGTACTTCTGATTCTGTTGTTGCTGCTGCAACAGCTGCTTGATGTTGCGTATCTTGTTTTTCGTTTTGATTAACTAGTTTATTACCAGGTCTTTCTGCCTGCTGGGGAGAAGTAGTAGTTGAACCAAGGGATTGAGATACTGCTGTTGAACCATCGCCACCAACAGTTGGATCAAATGAGGCTTTTGTTAGTGCCTCAACTTCATTTAATTGAACTTGAAGTTCTACTTGCTGAGGTGCACTAATTAATCCTTGTCCCACATTTTTATAAAACGCTGGACCACTTCTTGGATTATAATTTACTGTCACATTAGTAATAACACATCTGCCAAATCCGTATAGAGCATTTGTGCCAAAAAAGACAACCTGAACTTCATTAGGCATTGTCAAGAATGGTTTGCCTGGTGTGACGCCTGGTAGAGCATGCATTCTAAAGAGGTTGACAATTTTTTTAATTGCCATAGAGTCTTCAGGAGTCTCTGGGGTCAATGTCCAGTTTAGTGTATGAGTTTTTAGAGTAACATTTTTAAAAACAGCTGTAGTAAATGGATTAGGAACATTTCCAGTTTCTAGGCTTGCAATTGCCCCAGTACTACCCACTGCATTCAGTGCCGATCTTGCCAAATACTCTGTGGCGCCCGCTGCAGCACTGCCCAACGTACCTAAAGCAGATATAGCGCCCTCATTTTTGAAGGCATTAACGGTATCCTTTCCTGCATTTGCGGCAAATGCTGCGGAACCTAAATCAGTGATGTCATAGTTGACATCTAGTTTATCTGATAATCCATCTGGAAGAGGAAGTGCAACGTGGCCACCTGTAATATTCCTTGTTTGGATAGCCTTCGTGCCTTGGCCATAATTAACTTCATACTTTACAAACCTAAATAACATACCCATATTAAGTTTATTATCGCCAGCAGGAAATACATCTGTGGCTAATGATCTAGAATTCTTGTTTTTACTTATTGCAACAGATGGATGGTTTGTTCCTTTTGCCATATAAATACCTATATGAGTTATAAGGGGCGTTATAAAGTTAAAAATCCACAAAAATACAATGGTGACCCCACCAATGTTATTTATCGTTCATCTCTGGAACTTAAATTGATGAACTATTTAGATACACACCCAGATGTATTAGAGTGGTCAAGTGAGGAGTTCTTTGTACCATATCTATCGCCAATTGACGGTAGGTACCATAGATACTTTCCTGACTTTAGTGTGAAGAGACGAGATAAGAATGGTAATGTTGATAGAATTGTTATAGAGATTAAACCATCTTCTCAAACAAAGCCGCCTGAGAAAAAGAGTAGAATAACACCAAGATATATCAATGATGTTAAGAACTGGGGCATTAACAACGCCAAATGGAAGGCCTGTCAAGAGTTTTGTAACGAGAGGAAATGGAAGTTTCAGATCCTAACTGAACGAGAGATCAATGGTTACCAATACTAATTCCAACATTCCTGGCTTTGTCCGGCTTCTACAAATGGCAGAAGAGCAGGGCATAGAGCTCGATAATTCAATGCAATCTCTTCAGTGGCTTAAAGCAAAATACGAAACATTAAGACCTGCTGATGTTATTCCAAGAACATTTTTGAGAGAATCTGAAAGAAGACGCAAGATTCCTCTTCTTGGACGCATGTATATGTTTCTTTATACACCTATCCATAAGGATACACTTCCTTTCTATGATGCATTCCCTCTTGTCTTTCCACTAAGAAGAGTTGCAGATGGCTTTAATGGAATCAACCTTCATTACTTGCCGCCCAAATTCAGGGCAATACTAATGGACCAGTTATACAATCTTCTTAACAATACAGATTTTGACGAGACAACTAGACTTCGAATGACGTATAATATTCTTAACAATTCATCTAAATATAGATGGTTCAAGCCATGCTTTAAACATTACTTGACTGAGGGTATGCGATCCACATTAATTTACATTGAGCCCACGGAATGGAATTTAGCATTATTTGTACCATCCGAACAGTTTAGAAAGGATACAAAAAGAAATGTATGGCAAGATTCTAGAAGCAGGTTTTAACTAATGGCATTTGACATCGAAAATTTTAAATTCAATACACAAATGGGGTTCCTGAAACCTTCTAACTTTCTTGTGTATATCTATCCTCCAAATTGGGTAACAAGATCGGGAGCAGATACACCAGATCTTGCTTATCTGGCGGCTGCAACTTCATTACCAGGCCTCCAAATTCTTACAACAGAAAGTAAAATTTATGGCCAAGGCCCAAATGTTAAGATGGCTTATGATATTGGTGCCACTGACATTACATTAAAGTTTTATGTTGATGGTGATGGAGATTCATTGACATACTTCTATGATTGGTTAAAAAATATTGTCAATCTAAGCCATGTTCAAGATGAACCAAGATCAGGTGCATTTAGTAACCAGCTGTCATATAGATCAGAATATACAACAAAGATTGACATTATGTTATTTGGAAGCAAATTAAGAACTGCCGGCGCAGATCCCCAAGATGGCTCGGTCCTAATTTTTTCACTACAGGATGCCTATCCATTACAGATTGGCGAGCCAGGATTGGATTGGCAATCAGGTAATGACATCCTTACATTTACTGTAACATTTACATACAAGTCATTTGAATATCAGAAGTTTGATCAACCAAGACCAGGGCCATCTAATATTAGAATTCCTATTCCTCCATCATTTACTCCTGCAGCCAATGAAAATGCTGCAAGAGGTGTTAATGGTTTTGATAGTCTTCCACCTACAAAACTACCAGGTCAACCAAACTTAACTGCTCCTCCTACCAATCTGGCTGACTTTAAAGAGCCAGTGAGTGCTGGTCCATATAGACCAACAGCAGTTCAATCAATGAATCAATACGCTTTAAATGTAAGAGATGCATCTAAATCAATTCGCACTGAAGCTGTGTCTTCGAAAGAGAATCTTGAATCAAACATATACGGTAATAAATATATTCAATCAGGCAGAAATGCCTTACTAGCTGCTAATGATGTCAGAAAAACACTAGGTACACTAAAGGGTCTCAACTCTTCATTCAAGAATGAACTAAAACAAGAATTAAAAACTGCCCTAGGCGGACGCAGTCCAAAAAATTTCTTTAAAATATAACGTGAGGTGAATCATGCCACTACCAAAAATTAACCAACCAATCTTTCAACTAACTCAACCATCTAACGGTAAGGTTGTTCACTATAGACCATTTACGGTCAGAGAGGAGAAGCTTCTCCTTATGGCTCAGGAGTCTGGCGAGAGGAAGGACATTATTAATGTCTATAAGCAAATAATCAACAACTGCGCTATTGATCCAATTGATGTTGATAGTATGGCTGCAGTTGACTTAGAATACTTCTTTCTTTGCCTAAGATCAAAGTCTGTATCTAATATTTCTAAGGTCATTGTTAAGGATCCTGAAGACGAACAAAATTATGAAGTAGAGATCAATTTAGATAAGGTAGAAATTCAGAAAAAAGATAATATTCCTAACAACATTAAGCTAACAGAAACTGTTGGGGTGATTTTACATTTTCCAACATTTAGCCTTTTATCCAAAATTGAAGAATCTGACCAGATGAATGCAACCTTTGCAATTCTAAGAGGCTGTATCCATCAGATCTATGAAGGTGAAGAAGTATTTGAAACAGCTAATTACACATCACAAGAAATGGATGACTTTATTTTATCTCTCAACAAAACCCATGTTGAACAGATTCAGAAGTTCTTTGAAGCAATGCCAAAACTTGTCTATAATGCAAAGTATGTAACAAAGGACCAGGTTGTAAAAGACCTAAAGATTGAGGGCCTCGAGAATTTTTTCTAGTACTGGCTGGGTATAGCAACCTAGCCAATTACTACCAAACGGTTTTTGCATTATGTCAACATCATAAATATTCTATTAGTGATGTAGAGGAACTTTTGCCATTTGAACGTGACATTTATGTTGCCTTATTGATTGATTATCTCGAGAAAGAGAAAGAACGATTACGGAAAGCAGGATATAAAGACGTATAATGGCCTTACCTAAATTAGACAACACACAATTAGAAAAGCAAGGCGTTGAGGTTATTGCTAAACTTGACCTTATGCATGTTGACGTATTGAAGAAGCTGGATAAAGTAAGCCAGGAAGATACTCTACAGCAAATGTTAGTTTTTACTGCTCAATCGGCAGATAATCTCTATAACATAGCTGCCAAGATGGATGCCCAGGTTACTTCATTGAAGGAAACAAAAAAAGTACTTGAAGATAACATGATGTTGAAACCCAAACTGGGCGCTGATGAAGAAGCAATGAAAGTTGAGGAAGAAAGAGAAAAAAAGCAAAGGGATAAGCCAAAAGAAAAAGAACCACCTAAACAAAAATCAGCTCTAGAAAGAATTTTTGAATTTTTTGAAAAAGTCTTAATACCAGTAATAGGTGGATTTGTTCTAGGCTTAGCAAGTGCGCTTGGACTCCTTGAAAGTACTGCTGGCATACTAGGAACAGTTGCTGCAATCTTTCTTTTAGTATCTAAAAATCTTAGACAGACCTTAGGTTCGTTAGTTTCTAAAGCCTTCAAGTCTTTGTTTGGTTTTGGTGGCAGGAAACCTGAAGCACCGGGAACTGGTGGAATAGCTGGACCAGTTGGACCTCCAGGATCACCTCCAGGACCTCCAGGATCACCTCCAGGACCTCCAGGACCTCCAGGA